TGACCTCATGGATAAAATGGGAGATAGGCTTGTTAATATATATGTCTCAAAAACTGGTCAAACAGAAGAGCAAATCCGTTCTTGGATGGATGCGGAAACTTGGTTTAGCAGTACAGAGGCGAAAGAAGCAGGTTTTATCAACTTAGTGGAAGAGCCTATAAAGATGGCAGCTATGTTTGATATAAAGAAGTACGACTATAAGAACACAAGTCTTGTAGAAAAATTATTTAATAATCAAAAAAAAGGAAAAATGGAAAAAGAGTTTGAAAACTTAAAAACTTTCATTTCTGATATGTTTAATAAAACATCAGAGATTAAAGAAGTAAAGATTCTTGACAACCAAGAAGTATCTAATAAAATGATTGCTATAGAAGAGTCTATTGAAGAGTCTAGTAAAGCTATTGTTGAATTAAATGGTTCAATAGTTGAAAAGGATGGTTACATTGCAACATTAGAAGCAGAAATTGCTACTTATAAAGTTGCTAAAATGGAGGGAACTCCAAGTGGAGTAGTGCCGAGTAAAGATCCTAGCCCAACAACTTCAGCTAAATCTGATAACCAATGGGATGTTTATGCTAATGATATTGCATCAGATAGTAAAGTATTCTTCAAAAATTAATTAACAAATAAAAAAATAAAAAAATGGCAAATGTATTATCAACTAGTTTAACATGGAACCAGGAGGATGCAAGAAAATATTTCTTAGCACCTTTGTTCTATGAAAACAACCATCTTATAGGGATGGATGTTATATCTGATGTTTCTGGAGCTTCTATCTTATTAGATAGATACACTTCTGTAAAAGACATCACAAAATCAATGAGTACAACAGCTTCTTTTACTGCTGATGGAACTCAATCAGCTAACTCTAACATAACTTTAACATTATGTAGATTAGAAGTTGAACACGCACAAAAAGCAGTAGCTTTACTTTCTCATATCAAATCTCAATTACTTAAAAAAGGAATTAACAGAGCTGATATGTCTGGAACTGTGTTTATGGAAATTGTTTCTGCAATCGTTATGCAAGGAATTATGAGAGATTTCTCTACTATTTTATGGTGGGGTGATGCTACTAATGGTGCAACTAGTTCAACTCAATTAATCTGTAATGGTATTTGGAAATACTTAGATGGTCATGTTGGAGCTTTATTACCAACTTCTCAAGTAAAAGTATTTAATACTAGTATTATTCAAACTTTAGAAGATATGTTAGCTGCTCGTTCTGTAGAATTAGCTACAACTGACAATCAATTAATTTACTGCTCAAGAGCTTTTGCTGAAGGTTATGCAGCAGAATTAAGAGCTTCTAATGGTTCTCATGTTGCTGCTTATGCAGATTTACAAAATGGTGTTGGTGCATTAAAATTCAATGGTGTAAGATTAGAGGTTGTAAACTCTTGGGATGTTGATATTGCAGCTTATGGTGCTGCTTTAGCAAATATGACAAATGGTTTAGCTCCAAATGCTGTAGGAGATACTAAATGTGCAATCTGGACTGCTGTAAATAACATTACTGTTGGTACTGACTTTGTAGCTCAAGATGTTGATATGTGGTACAATAGAGATGAAAAAGAAAACAGATTCAGAATGTTGTACTCTATGGGTGTTGCTGTAAAAGAGCCTGGAATGTGTGTAACAATGACACAAGATTAATAATTAATATCTCTTAGGGGAGTTAATAGCTCCCCTAAGTTTTTAACTAAAAAAAAATAAATAAAAATGGCTTTAACTAAAGGACACGCAATTATATGTTGCGACAGAAACCGAAGAGGTGGATTAAAAAGAATCTGGTTGATGGAACAAGGAGGACTTACAGCTGTAGCTTATGCAACTGCTGGAACAGGTCCAGGTTCTGATGCTGCTGGAGGAGAATTTAATGCTTTTTCAGGAACAACTTGGTACGAATTTGAATTTGATAGAGGAACTGCTGGTTTCACTGCAAATGCAACAAGAGAGAATGGTTCTACTCTTGTAAATATAGAATTAATGTTTTATCTTCCAAAAGTAACTGAAGAAGTTAATGCAAGATTAAGAGAATTAACAGAATCTTGTGGGGTTTATGCTTTATGCGAAACTTATGCTGATGATTGTGATACTACTGCTCCAGAAACTTACTTCTTTATATTAGGATATGATAAAGTATTTGAAAAGAAAGCATACTTAGAGTTCGCTTCAGGTGAACAAGCTACAGGTGTTGGACTTCAAGATGCTAATGGAACTGCTGTAAAACTTGCTGGTGTTCACGCTGAATACCCAAGAGAAGCAATTCTAGTTATATCTGCTGCTAATGCTGATCCTGGAACATCTGCTTGTATTGACTTCTGGCAACCAACTACAGGAACTACTTTAGCTTGGACTGCATCGTAGGTTGAATTTTTTATAAGAAATAGGGGGTTAATCCCCCCTTTTCTTTTATCTTTACAAAAAAATATCATGAAATATATATTCATTAAGGATTATTTTTTATCTGCTGATGATGATAGTGTTAAGGTAGCAGGAAATAGCTTTTCAGTTTCATTTAATTCTGTTTTAAGCCAAAAAGTTTTGTCTTTTTTAAAGGATAAACCTTATGTTAGTTTTGAAGGGGAAGTAAAAGAAGAAGTTATAGAACAGCCTAAATTCAAAATAAAAAAGAAAACTATCAGAAATGAGCAGAAAAAAACAGCAAAAGGAAGTATTAACTCAAACGAAAAAGAGTCCTAAGATATTAGGTTACTCATTTTCTAAAGATGTATCAAAAGATGCACCAAAGGAAAAAAGTTTAATCTCTGAGGTATTAAGAGATGAATGGATTCCTTTTGGAGAAAACAACCTATTTCCACAAGAATTATCCGAGCTTTCAAGGTCTGCATCTACTCATAGGGCAATACTTGGTACAAAAACAACATTTAGTATAGGTGAAGGATTAAGGACTACAAATAAAGCCTTAAAATCATTACTAGAAGATGTTAATGTCTATGGTGAGTCTATGGATGATGTTGCTAAGAAAGTTTTATCAGATTATTGGAAGTTAGGAAATGGTTATATGGAAGTAGTTCTAGGTCAGGGTTATATAAACTTTTTTCATCAAGATGGAACTACAGCTAGAGTTCATAAAGATGGCAAACACATATTATTACATCCAGATTGGGAACACGCAAGAAGATACCCAGATAATATGAGGAAGATTCCAATGTTTCCTGATTATATTAAAGAGGGAGAAGTTTACAGAACGATTGTTCATTTTGCTGACTATGAAAGTACATTTTTCTATTATGGAATGCCTGATTATTGTGCCGCTTTAGACCACATTCGTATAGCAAATCAAATAGGAGTCTATAATCTTACACGCTTCAAAAATGGATTTATGCCTAGTGCTATTGTTGAGTTAAATGCAGATATGGGAGAGGATGAAGCACAAGACTTTATAGATGATGCAGTAGCTAAACTAACTGGAGCTGGAGATAATTCTAAAATATTATTTATAGCTAAGAATGGTGATGGTGATGCTACAAATGTTCAAATAATCAATGATACTAGTGATGGTTCTTTTATGGAGCTTCAAAAAATCACAAATGATAATATAATATCGGCACACAGATGGAATCCAGCTTTATCAGGAATACAAGTTGCTGGTCAATTAGGTAATAACCAACAAATACTTACTGCTTATGATATAGCAATGAGTACAGTTGTTAAAGAACCTCAACAAATGTTTTTAAAAGTTTTAAAGAAAATATTAAAAGTTGAAAGAGGAATTAGTGCTAATGATTTAAGGTTTTATACTAAACCTCCTGTTTCTTTATTAGGAAATATTAATCCTGCTGAATTTATTACAATCAGAGAGGGAAGAGAAATATTTCATTTACCAGAACTTACAGATGAAGAGTTAAAAGCTCTTATAGAAGAAAGGTCTGCATCTAAGAAGGAAGAGGTTAAAGAAGAATCAACTATTAAAAAAGAAGAAGATGGCACTAATAACTAGAGCAGAGGTAGTAATAAGAGCAATGACTAATGCTAATTTTGATAAGCATTTAGTGAAATATACTTTTATAGAAATAGCAGAGCTTAATCATGTTAGACCATTTTTAGGTAAAGACTTATATGATGCTGTTTCACAAGGTGGATATGTAACTTTAGTAAATGATTATATTAAAGATTATTTAGCATTTTGTGTTAAATTTGAAATATTACCAGACATAACATACAATACAACATCTCAAGGTGTTGTAGATAACATGGCAGATTTTACAAGCCCTGTTAATGAAAAGAAATTAAATTATTTACGACAAGAAACTTATAAAAAGGCAGATACTTTTAAGAAGAAGATGCATTTATATTTAGATGACAATAAAATATTATACCCTGAATGGAGGGGATGTGGTAGTTGTAGTCATTGCAATGGTAGTGGTTCTGTTAGTAAACGACATGGCATAATAACATATTAATAAATGAAGCATCACAATAGTCTATCAGATAGTCAGATACATAATGCCAAAGGATTTGAACCTGCAAGGAAAAGGAGTGTATCTACCAAAAATCTATCTGGAGTAGTAGAATGGGTTAATGGTAACTATACTAGCACAATAACTATTACTCCTGTAGCTGATCAGGCAGGGAGTTTACATCATCAATTTATATGTATTAATAGTAGTTATGATGCTGTTAAGTATGCTGTTTACTTTCAAGTAAGTTCTAGTGCTATACTGTCTACTCCTAGTGGATATACTGGTGTTATAGCTGTTGATTTAACAGCATCTGGAATCAATTCTACTTTATTACAAGTTGGAACAGCATTACAAACTACTCTTAATTCTCATGCTGATTTTACAGCAACTATAAATGGAGAGGGTTTAGTAACTGTAACTGGATTAACTTCTGCTAGTCCAGCCAAACCTAACTCATCAGCTTTTATTATATCTGTAGTAGATGTGGAAATATCTGATGAGGTTTTAACTACTGATGCAAGTGGAAATCTTAAGTTTACTTCTTTAGCAAGTGTAGCGGCAGATAAAAACTATATTCACACTCAAAGTTCTGCTGCTGAAGTGTGGGTAGTTACTCATAATTTAGCTAAAAATTGTAGCGTAACAGTAATAGATTCAGCAGGAACAGTAGTAATAGGTCAAGTTGATTATAATTCAATAAACCAAATAACTTTAACATTCAAAGCTTCTTTCTCAGGAAAAGCATATTTCAATTAATTAATAAATAAAAAAAAACAATGGCAATTAAATTTTTACATGATCTTGATGTTTCTGGAAACATAGATTATAATGACAATCAAGCACTTAATATGGTGCTACAACAATTAAGTACCAATCCTGGCACAGTAGTGGAGGGTAAAATTTTCCAAAACACTACTTCAGATAAAGTGTATGTAGGTCTTAATGGAGCTTGGGTTGAACTATCTTCTGCAATAGGAGATATTACTTCTGTAGTTGGTGGTACTAACATTAATGTTTCTGGTGGTACTACTGGAGATGCAACTGTAAACTTAGATACTTCAGTAACAGATGCAATAACTCTTAATACTGCAAAAACAGGAATTACTAGTGGACAGACTTCAGCTATAACAGCTAACACAGCTAAAACTGGTATAACATCAGGTCAAGCAAATGCAATTTCAGCTAACACAGCTAAAACGGGTATTACTGGTTCACAAGCAAGTGCTATAACTGCGAATACCGCTAAAACTGGAATTACTGCTGGTCAAGCAAGTGCTATAACTGCAAATACAGCTAAAGAAACAGATGTAAATCACAATGTTTCTACTGATTTAAGTGCTACAGCTACTGCTACTTCATTAACTGTAGAATCTTCAGATGGTGATAATGCTTCACTTCCAGCAGCTACAACATCTGCTTGGGGTGCAATGACTGATGAACAAGCTTCTGCTGTAATAGCAAATACTGCTAAAGTAGGAACAACATCTACAGAAAGAACTAGAATAGCTGCAAATCATGCTAAAGTTGGTATTACAAGTGGTCAAGCATCTGCAATTACTGCAAATACTGCAAAAACTGGTATAACTTCAGGACAAGCTAGTGCAATTACTGCGAATACTGCTAAAACTGGTATTAGTGCTGCTAATATTAATGCTATTGAAGCAAATACTGCAAAGGCAACTGATGTTAATCATAATGTTACTACAAATTTAGCTATTACTGGAACAACTACTGCAAGAGTAATTACATCATCTGATGGTACTGATGCTACTATTCCAGTTGCAACTACATCTGTTTCAGGTGTTATGTCAGCTGCACAAGTAACTACTTTAAACGGAAAAGCTCCAAAAGCTTCTCCAGCTTTAACTGGAACTCCAACAGCTCCAACAGCATCTGCAAATACAAACACAACTCAAATTGCAACAACTGCTTATGTTCAAACTGAACTTACA